AAACAACAAGTTAAGTTATACAAAATAAAGGGAAATCCTAACAACCCAAGAATTATAAAAAATGATAAGTTTAAGAAGTTAGTTAAGTCTATTAAAGAGTTCCCAGAAATGTTAGAAAAAAGACCTATTATAGTAGATGAAGAAATGATGGTTTTAGGTGGTAATATGAGATTAAAAGCAAGTAAAGATGCTGGTCTTAATGAAGTGTGGATAGATATAGCTAAAGGATGGACAAAAGAACAGAAAGATGAATTTGTTGTAAAAGACAATGTTAACTTTGGAGAATGGGAATGGGATATGTTGGCAAACGAATGGGATAGCGTAGAGCTTGCAGATTGGGGATTAGATGTTTGGCAAAACGAGAATGATATTGAAACGAGTGATGAATTTAGTTTACCTGATGGAGACAAAAACAACATAGAACAAATAACTTACACTTTAAGTAGTGAACAATGTAATATAATAAAAGAAGCAATACAGGATATAAAAAAAACTGAAGAATATAAGTACGTAGAAACTTATGGAAATGAAAACAGCAATGGAAATGCTTTATATTTATTAATAAGTGAATGGAAAAAAACAAACAATTAAAAGAAATAAAAGTAAAGATTATAGACAGTAAAACTGCAAAAAGATATACTGTAGAAAATCATTATATGAAAACTTTTCCAATAGCTAAAGTCTGTTTTGGAGTTTTTTATAATAAGCTATTAAGAGGGGTTGTTACATTTGGTCTTAGTCCAAGTACAGAACAAAAAGTAAAAAAAATAGTTCCTAAAATAAATGATAATGAATTTATAGAAATGCAAAGAATGAACTTGTCTGATGTTTTAGGACATAATGCAGAAAGTTATGTGCTGGGAAAAATATATAAATTATTTAAAGACAATACTAAAGTTAAAATTCTTTTGACACACGCAGGAGGATGCAAAAATGATTGTGGTATTGTTTATCAGGCTAGTAGTTGGCTGTATTTTGGTAAAGAAGTTTGCAATGACTTTTACCATACTGTAAATGGGGAATATAAAAACATAATATCACCGATGCGTTTTGGTAGAGTGCCAAGAGAAATAGTAAAACAAGGAAGTCAAAAAGTTGGAGAATATTTATTTGGTGAGGGTAAAATAATAAATTCATTTAGATATTTGTATATTTATCCACTTAACAAAGGAATTAGAAGTTATTTAGAAAAAAAATGCAAAGATTATCCTAAAGATAGTCAGGTTTTTAGAAAAAATCAAGAATGGATAACAGGGGGTGACCAATAGGGGTTTTATGCAGTTCGAACCTGCACACCTCCACTATAAAAATGGGTAGAGCAAAAGAAATATTAGTTAAGGTTATAAAAAGCAAGGTAGCTAATGCCTTTATAAAGAAACAACACTATTCAGGCAAAGTTGTTCCTAACAGCACGTTACATTTTGGTTGCTTTTTAGATAATCGTTTACACGGGGTAATGAGTTACGGCAGTCCGTTTGTAAAAAAAAATGTAATTAATTTAGTTGAAGGAACAGGATGGAATGAGATGATAGAATTAAATAGAATGGCTTTTGATGAGTTTTTGCCTAAGTATAGTGAAAGTAGGTGTATCGCTATAAGCATAAGATTAATAAAAAAAAATGCCCCACAAATCAAATGGATATTAAGTTTTAGTGATGGCTGTAGCTGTGGAGATGGAACAATATACAGGGCTAGTGGGTTTAAATTAATAGGAATAAAAGATAATAATGGTTTGTTCAATTATAATGGTGAAAATATACACGGAAAAGTCTTATGGGATAGAGGTATAAGCAAAAGTTGGTGTATTCAGGACAAAGAACTCGCAGAAATTAATTCTAGAAAAAATACATCAATAAAAAGAATAAAAGGTAAACAATTAAAGTATTTATATTTAATTGATAAAAGTTGTAAAATAACTGTTCCAATATTGCCTTTTAGTGAAATAGATAAACAAGGGGCAGGAATGTATAAAGGTGAAAAGATAACATTAAAAGAAAGACAAAATGCGTGATTAGCATATACAGTAATGCGTTGGCTATTCCAAGTCAAAAAAGGGGTGCAATTCCACCATCACGCTCTAATACAACATAGTAAAATGGAACAAAATAGAACAAAAATAGCAAAGGAACAAATGTTAAAAGCACTAGAAGGAAGTCTAGGGATAGTTACAACAGCTTTAAAGTCTTGCAATCTATCAAGAACTAATTTTTATAAATGGTTAAAAGAAGATGAAGAATTTGCTAAAAAAGTTAAAGATGTAGAATTAATAGCAAAAGATTTTGTAATGTCTAAATTTTATGAATGTATAAAAGACAAAGTACCTTCTGTTGTAATACACGGAACAAAGAATATTTGTGGTATGAACGAAACTAATAAAATAGATGTAACTTCAGGCAATGAACCAATACATACACCACTTATAACATTTTATAAAACTGAGACTGAATCATAAATACAATCCATTATTTGAATCTGACTGTCGTTATTTTATTATAACAGGTGGTCGTGGTTCTGGTAAGTCTTTTGCTGTTACTGTATTTTTAACATTGCTTACTATGGTACAAGGTATAAGAGTATTGTTTACAAGATTTACAATGGTATCAGCACACTTATCTATAATACCTGAATTTTTACAGAAGATAGGATTACTTGGATATAAAGATGATGTATTTTATGTAAATAAAGCGGAGGTTATAAATACTAAAAGCAAAAGTGATATTTTATTTAGAGGGATTAAGACTTCAGCAGGAAATCAAACAGCCAGTCTAAAATCATTACAAGGTATTAGTTGCTGGGTATTAGATGAAGCAGAAGAGCTTATAGATGAAAATACTTTTGACACAATAGACCTTAGTATTAGAGAGAAAGATATTCAAAACAGAGTTATATTAATACTCAACCCCGTAACTAAAGAACATTGGATATATAATAGGTTTTTTGAAAGCAAAGGTGTAGAAGGCGGTTTTAATGGTGTTAAGGACAATGTATGCTATATTCATAGTACATACTTAGATAATGTAGAAAACCTCTCAGAGAGCTTCCTAGAGCGTATTAAGAGCATAAAACATACTAACTTTAAAAAGTACACTCATAAAATACTTGGGGGTTGGCTAGACAAAGCTGAAGGTGTAGTATTTGAAAACTGGACTTTTGGTGAGTTTAATCCTGATAACTTACAAACTTCTTGTGGTATGGACTTTGGATTTTCTGTTGATCCTGATTCACTTACAGAAGTAGCTATTGATAAGAAGCATAAAAAGATCTATGTAAAAGAGCATATATACAGGAATGGATTAAAGAGTCAAGAACTAGCAAAGATTATATTAGACAAAGTAGATGACAAATTAATCATAGCAGACTCAGCAGAACCAAGATTGATTGCCGATCTTAGACATTTAGGTGTAAATATTAAACCAGTAAAAAAAGGAACTATTGAAAGTGGCATTACTAGAATGCAAGACTATCAATTAATTGTAAGTCCTGAATCAACTAATATAGCTAAAGAGCTAAATAATTATGTTTATGCTGATAAAGGATCTAAATTATATGTAGATAACTATAATCACGCAATAGATGGAATACGTTACAATATTATATATCATTTAGACAATCCAAATGCAGGAAAATATTATGTGCAATAAAAAAGGGGCTGCCTGGCGACAACCCCAATCCAACATAATGAAAGAAAGAAAAGTAAGCAAATATACAAACTTTAAACTAAATATTAACTTTTTCTATTATATTATATGAAGGTCAAGATTAAGAAGGATGACAAGATTAAAAATTTTAAGCTAATAAGTAAATGGTCAGATGTCACGTTAGAAAAGTGGCTAAAACTTGTAGGGCTTGAAAAAGGAAGTAAGACAAAAGAAGCAGAAGAAACAATAGCAGCTCTTTCAAATATACCTAAGAAATTAATAAATGAGCTTAGTATAAAAGATGTAGGTGTTATAATGAGTAAAATGGCAGAGCTACAAAAGTTACAAGATAGTTCTTTAAAAAAGGTAATTAAAATTAATGATGTTGAATATGGTTTCCACCCGAACTTAGATGATATTACACTTGGAGAGTATGCAGATATTGAAACTTATATAAAAGATGGAGTTGAAAAGAAACTACCAGAAATGATGGCAATTCTTTACAGACCGATAATTGAAAAGAAGAACGATTTATACACTATTGAAGCCTATGACGGCAATATAAGAATGAGAGCAGAAGAAATGAAGAGTATGTCAGCAGAACAAGTGCAAAGTGCGCTGGTTTTTTTTTGGAGTTTCGCAGCAGTATTATTAGAGATTTTGCCATCATATTTGACTCAGACGCTGAAGGAAACGAAAGTGCAATCGCAACAGAATCCTTCGCAGACAGATGGGGATGGTTTGGGATAATGTATAGATTAACAAATGGGGAAATAATAAATTTAGAAAGAATAACGAATCTTAGCCTGTTAGAATGTTTAACTTGGCTATGTTACGAAACAGACTTAAACTCACAAAATAAATTACAAAATGGCAGTCAGGAACAAAACATATAATAATGTAGTAAATTTTCTTTTAAGACTTGGAGAGTATCACGATCAGATAAGCACAACTTCTGTAGGTGATATTTGGGAGATTAATCTAGAAAAGATGCAAAAGATGCCTTTGCTACACATTAATCCAACTTCAGTAGTAACAGGAGACAGTCAATTAACATATAACTTTCAAATATTTATAGCCGACTTAGTATCTGAAAAAGAAAACTGGACTATGAATAATGCAGACGCTAATTTTACAAAGTTAATTAAGACTTTAAATAATGAGCAAGATGTATTTAATCAAACACTACAGATAGCAACAGATTTTATTGGAATGTTAAGGCACTCAGAAAGACAATCACTAGCAGGCATTAACGATATAAACGAAGCTATTTATTTTACAGAAGACCAGTTTACTTTAGAGCCTTTTCAAGAAAGGTTTGACAATCTACTTTGTGGCTATGTTTTTCAAATCGGGGTGTTAGTACAAAATGACTTCCAGACTTGCAACATACCAGTAACACAAGCAGGAGCAGGATATTAATGTTTAAATTTAGAATATGGAAAATAGAAATACAGATTATACCACCGAAAATAACAATAAACTTATGAAGTATGATGAAATATTAGAAAAACTAGAAGAGATAAGTATCAAACTAGAAACGTATAATGACTATCCTAAGTCAGCTACTAATAATGCTAAGAAAGCTATTAAGTGGAAAAAAGAAAATGGAAGTGATTGTGGTACTAAAGTAGGCTGGACAAGGGCAAATCAATTAGCTAATAGAAAGAATATAAGTAGAGACACAATAGCAAGAATGGCTTCATTTAAAAGACATCAACAGCATAAAGACGTACCGTATTCAGAAGGTTGTGGCGGAATTATGTATGATGCGTGGGGTGGAACATCAGGTATAGAATGGGCAATTAATAAATTAAAACAAATAGACAAAAAATAAAATTATGGCAGACTTAACAACAACGATTACAGAAAATGTAGTTCTTAACGGAAGTATAAGAGGTTCTAGTAATACAATAACAACAACAGGTATAGTAGATGTATTTGAAAGAATACTAACTTGCTCACATTCTAATGTTACAACAGTAGCAGTATTTGGTTCAACACCACATAGTGCAGATGGTGCTTTAGATGTAGAAAACTGTAAATATTTAAGAGTGACTAATTTAAGCACAGACCAAGACTTAAAATTAGCATTAGTTACTGCGGCTACAAATTATCAAGTAACTGTTAGAGCTGGTGGTTCTCATATCTTATTTCAAGCAGAAGAGGTGCTAATTGGTGAAGAGGATGCAAGTCCAGCTTTTCCTACATTAGAAGATTTAGTTACTGTGGAAGTAAAACCTTCAGCTTCAACTGATGTTCAAGTAGAAGTATTCGCAGCCCTTGTATAATGGATAATGTAAAAAGATATTTAGACCAATTTGCAAAAGAAGTTGTAAGAGACGCTAAGAAAGAATTAAGAAACTCTAAAGACTCAATGGGTAAGAGCAGAGGTGACACAGCTTTAGGTAATTCTATAAGATCTGAAGTTGTACGCACATCTACTGGCTTTGATACTAAGTTTTATATGCAAGATTATGGAACATATTTAGATCAAGGGGTTTCTGGTAATAAAAATCAAGTATCTTATACAGACTATAAAGGTAAAAAAAGAATTAGTGATTTTAAATACACCACTAAAGGACCGCCTATTGACATACTATCTAAGTGGATAAAAAAGAAGGGCATTAAACCTAAAGGGCTAGGACGTGGAAGGTCTAAAACTACAGGGCAATATATTTCTGGCTTTGCATATTTAATAAGTAGAAAGATAAAAAGAGATGGAATACGTAGTATTGGTTTCTTTCAACAACCTTTAGGTGTAGGACTTAAAAAACTTAATAAGGATTTATTAAAAGAACTTGCTTTAGATATTAAAACATATTTAACAACATATACAAAATAAGATATGGCGACAACAATCACACAAAAACCCTTATACACTACACTTCCTGTAGGTCAAGATGTAATATTTACACTTACTAATACAGCTACTGTTAATACTTATTTTAATGTTAAGTTTATTGCTGAAGTTTATATAAATTTATTTTCACCCTCAACAGCAACAGCAGACCTAGTAGGTACATTTAAAACAACCCCCAATGCAGCTGGAGTTGGAATGTTTGATTTTTCAGCAGTAGTTGAAACTAAAGTTAAGGCAGATAATTTAGCAACTAGATTTTTTAGTCAATATAAAACTATTCCTGTTACTGTAACAGGTGACAGGGTGCCACCAATACACTTAGTAGATAAATTTGCTTTAAATTTAAATTCTATGAAATATCTAGTAATTAAATTTAGTATGGAAGGCTCATTAACAGCAACAGGAATACCAGCTTTTATTACAGGCTCAGATATAAATTCTATACCATATAAGATATTTAATGGCTATTTAAATGAAAACAATAAACTAGAAATAGGAATATTACCGACAGCACCTAATGATTTTGGATTAAATATAGGTGCAGGTTCTGATACTAATATACAATTAACAGATAGTAATTCTAGTTTTCTAACTAACGCACCTACTACTCAATATGCAAATATTGATGACTATGGTACTGTTGGTATTTTATCGCCTGTAAGAGTTGATGATTTTGATAGGATTAGATTTACTTATTATGATAGTACAGGAGCTATTTTAGGCGCTGAAAATTTATTTACATCTTTAACCCCTACTTCAGACTTGCGATTTCATTTACTTTATCTTGGTTGTTTTCCAGCTAATCTTAGAAATTACTCAACTATTTTTCAAGGCTTAGTATCATTAGGAACAATACAGGGTGGCTATTACACAATACAAGCTAAAGACACAGTAAGTAGTATAGCACAAAAATATACTATTTATGTTAATTGTCCAAATCTTAAAAATTATGTACCAATAAGACTTTGTTGGCTAAATCAATGGGGTGCTTGGGATTACTACACTTTTACACTAAAATCAACCAGAACAATATCAACTAAAGGGAGTACATTTAATCAACTAAAAGGAACTTGGAATGAATCAGCTTTTAGATTAGACAGCTACAAAGGTGGTAAAAAATCTTTTAGAGTTAATGCTACAGAAAAGATTAGTATGAATACTGATTATGTAAATGAGGAAGAATCAGAGTGGTTTGAAGAGTTAATAAATAGTCCAGAAGTTTATATGCTAGAGGGCTTTCAACAAACTGAAAGTGCTAATGCTATGCTTAACACTTATGTAACACCTGTAAGATTAACTACTTCAAGCTACACAAGAAAGACAATAGCAAATGATAAATTAATGCAGTACACTTTTGAAGTAGAAAAGAGTAAAACATTTAGAACACAAGCCGTATAATGTCAGTACAACTAATATTATATCCCCAAAGGCAGCAAAACACTAATGAATACATAGTAAATGGAATAAGTTTTATTAATTTAAACTTGACCACTATATATAATACAACAGCAGCTTTGCCTGACCAAGATGCTATTAATAACAGCCCACCTACAATAGTTAACACTTGGTTTAGATATAGAACATCAGGTAGTCCTTGGGCAGTAATTGCAAACCCAGCAGAAGGCGCACCGCCTGTTGGAGCGTTAGGTGAAGTAGTATTATTTAAATCACCATCTATATCACCAACAGGAAGGTCGGGAATATATCAAAAACTTGACTCTTTAGTAGTTGGTCAATCTTATAATGTTAGTATTAATATAGCATCAACAATAATAGGTGGTACATTAAGAATTAAAACATATACAGGAAGCATCTTACAAAGCACTTATTCTACTACAGCTTTAACAGGTGAAATCACTACAACATTTATAGCTAATTCAACTCAAGATACTTTCTTAATAGAATATGAAGGAATTGTAAGTGATTTGAAAATTGATGATATATCAGTAGAAGGGGCAACTCTTTTGGCTAGAGAAACTTATGAAGGTCAAGTAATATGTGACTTATATGAAGATGAAGATATACCACTTAGTCTTAGTGTAGATAACTTTAAAAATGTAGCTGAAAAAGTACAATCATATTCTAAAGGGTTTAAACTACCAGCAACAAAAAGAAACAATCAAATATTCACAAATCTTTTTGAGGTTACAATGGTACAAGATGTTTTTAGCTTTAATCCCTACATTAAGACACCTTGTGTATTAAAACAAAATGGATTTATAATATTTGATGGATATTTAAGACTTATAGACATACAAGACAAAGAAGCTGAAATAAGTTATAATGTAAATCTCTATTCTGAGGTCATAGCTTTAGCAGATGTGTTACAAAATAGAACTTTTCAAGACATAGATTTTAGCGAATTAAACCATACATATAATAAAATAAGTATTAGAAATAGTTGGGATGATGGGATAGGTTTACCTTTAATAAATACTTTGCCAGCTTCTAGTTTTGCTTATGATGATACAATAGGTTTTAACAATACTAATGTTTTAAAATATCCTTTTGTAGACTGGGCACACGATATGTTAGTAGGTAACGGGGCAACAGGTAATTTATCTAATTATGGTTTTCCAGAGTTAACTACTTTAGAACAAGCCTTCAGACCTTTTATACAGCTAAAATATTTAATAAATAGAATCTTTGCAAATACTGAATTTACTTGGACATCTACATTTTTTGATAGTGCAGACTTTGAGAAATTGTTTATGGACTTTAATTGGGGTGGAGATGGTTTACCAACTCCTGAAAACACTTTTAGGGCTAGATGGGGTGTAGTAGGCTCTATAAGTCCGAATACTGGTACAGGCTCTTACAAGGCTCTAGCATTATTACCAACATCTACAGAACCATTATTAACAAATTCAACATTACCACCAAATTTTAATACAACTACTTATGTTCTTACAGCCATAACAGATAATGAAATATATTTTATAAATTATAATTTTAGACTTACAAGAAGCACAGGCTCATCTACAGTTAATTGTAGATGGATAAAAAATAAAGGAGTAGCAGGAGAACAAGTAATTAATGAAATAACAGGTATTGATTTTAGCTCTATTACTAACACGTCTTTTTATAGTGGAGCAATACACGTAGAACTAAACACTGGAGATACTTTAAGTGCTGAATTTAATGGCAGCACAGATATAAATCAAGCAGCAAGTATTGTAATTTTTAATCAATCAAGCACTTCAGTTTTACCAGCTTCTTTACTAGCCTTGAGAGGTGAATTAAGTCAATGGGACTTTTTAAAGGGAATATTAACTATGTTTAACTTAGTTAGTATGCCTGACAAAGACAATCCAAATAATATTAATTTTGAAACTTATAATGATGTCTTTATTACAGACCCAAATATTGTAACACACGACTGGACAAGTAAAGTAGATATTTCAGAAATGAAGCTAACACCTTTAACAGAGTTAAACAGAAAGACTATTTTTAAATTTGTAGAGGAAGATGATGATTATGTTTTTAATGTATATAAAGAGTCTGTAGGTGGTCACTTGTATGGAAGCAAAGTATTTGATGCTTCTGGATTGAACCTATTAACTGGCATAAATGAAATTATTGCAGAACCTTTTGCTACAACTATCTCAAAACCTTTAATGCCCCAGTTTCCACAATTTATTGTACCAACTCTTTATTCTATGAATGATGACGGTAGTACAGAAGGCTTTGACAATGCACCTAGAATACTTTATAATAACGGAAAAAAAGATACAGGTATTGAATATTATATACCTAGTCAAAATGGAGAAGATAGTGAAAACCAACCTGAATTTTTACAGTTTAGTCATTTGTCTACAATACCAACAGACGTAGGTACTTTAGATTTTAACTTTGGAGAATGTCAATTAATAGCCCCTATTGGAGAAGCTGTGCCTGACAATTTATTTAATCTTTATTGGTTACCATACTATAATGAGTTATACAATTCTAACACAAGGACTATGAGTCTTAAAGTAAATTTAGATGCTTCAGATGTTACGGTGTTTAAGTTTAATGACAAAGTATTTATAAAAAACAGAACATTTAGAGTAAACAATATACAGTACAAACCAAACGATTTAGCAACAGTAGAATTTATATTAATACCATAATGGCAACAATACCTTTTTTAACAGGCTTTAACGTCAAGCCAAAAACAATATTACAAACAGGAACTGTTATCTTTACTGATGGAACTAATGATGTGACACCGAATCAATTACAATGTGAAGCGTATGGTTATACTTATAATGAAACGCTAGGAACTTGCACTACTTATGTGTTTAACACCAATATAATTGAAAACATAAGCAACACAGATAATACTATAAAGGGTGCACAGAATACAGCTGAAGTGGGTACAACTAATAACTTGATTTTAGGTGAAAGCAACACAATAAAAAGTCAAGCATTAAATAATCTAGTAGTCGGTGACAACAACGAAGTTTTTAGCACAGTTAATAATGCAACTGTATTGGGTAATTATGGAATAGCACAAAGACAGGGTGAAGTCGTTATTGGTGGTGGTTCTTTTAATGGCTTAGGCAAAGGGTTTGGACAAAGCAGCACAATGACTTTGTCAGGAACTACAACAGATGCAACAGTAACTAATTTAAAAATAAATAGTAGTAGTAGTGATACTATTATATTTAGACAATCTGGTGTTCTTTCTTTTCAAGGATTTGAAGCAAATGTAATAGGTGTAAGGACAGGAGGTACAGCAGCAGGGAATCTATATGATAGGATATTTTTAAGGTCAACTGGCTTAGTATTTTTAAAGAATGCAAGTCAAACCGTAGCAACTTTAGGAAGTTTTGGAACTGTAGCAGGGTGGACATCAGCAATAGACTCAAGTGGTACAAATGATTTACACTTTACAGTCACAGGAGCGGCGAATGTTAATATTAGTTGGAGTGTTACACTTCATCTTTACGAAATGATAGTATAAAAAAAATAAGATATGGCAGAAGAATTAGTATTTAATGTAAAAAGTAATATCAAAAGTGTTACTCAAGATCTAGATGTTTTAAATAACACTTTAGACGAACAAAAGAGATTTTTAATAGAGCTTCAGAAAGAAGAATTAAAACTACAGAGAGAAAGAGACAATCAATCAGCTTATGAACAAGGTTTATCTGGAATAAATGATAAAATTAAGAGGATTAACAACTCTATAAAAGACCAAAAACTTGATTTAAAAGGATTAACACAAGAGCAGAAAGAAGCTAATGCAAAACTAAGAGAATATAACAAGGCTCAGAAAGAACAAGAAAAAGCAATAAAAGGTTCTATTGGTAACTTCCAAGTTATGGGGGTTTCTTTAAATGGTATTAAAAAGTCTGTATCTGGTATTATACCATTAATCAAAATGATGTTTAAATCTATTACAGCTGGTTTACTATCTACTGGGCTAGGTGCATTTGTAATTGCTTTTGGTTCTTTAGTTACTTATGTAACTTCTACTAAAGAAGGTATGGACAAGTTGGCTGTTACTATGGCTAAAATAGGCGCAGGCTTTAATGTAGTAAAAGACAGAATATCTGGTTTTGGTAAAATAGTTAAAAATATATTTAATAAAAAATTATCAGAAACTATTAGTGATGTAAAAGACAACTTTGCTGGTATGGGCGAAGAAATAAAAGAAGAAACAAAAGCTGCTGGTGAACTAGAAAAAGCAACACAAAAACTTAGAGATACTGAAAACAAGTTTATAGTAACACAAGCTAAAAAGAACAAACAAATTGCAGAAGCTAGATTATTAAGTGAAGATGAAACTGTAGCAGCCGAAAAAAGACTACAAGCTCTAAAGAATGCACAAAAATTGGAAAAAGAATTGGTTTCTAATGAAGTGGCTAATCAAAAGGAACGAGTTAGAATATTAGAAGAAAAAACAAATATGTCTAACAGTACAGCTAAAGATGAGAAAGCCTTAGCTGATGCAAGAGTTGTGTTAATTAATGTAGAGACTAAGTCTTTAAAACAACAAAAGAAACTAGCTAGAGAGATGAACTCTTTAGAGAGAGAGATTGCAGCAGAAGAGCAAAAAAGAATAGATGATGCTCAGGCTATTAAAGATAAAAAAGCTGAAGATGATGCAAAATTAGCTCAAAAAAGAAAAGATGAAGCTGCTTCATTATTAGAAATACAGCAACAAAATACTTTAGATCTTATTGATGATTTAACAAAAAGAGCTTTTGAAGAACTTAAAATACAAGAGAAAAAAGAATTGGCATCTGTAGCTTCTATGGATAATGCTGAAGAAATGAAACTAGCTATCCAAAAGAAATTTGACATTAAAAGAGGAAAACTAGAAGATGCTGTAAAAGATAAGGGTGAAAAAGATGATAAGGCTATAAAAGATATGAAAGTAAAATTTGCCACAGATACTTTGGGGGCAATATCTAAAATAGCAGGAGAGGAAACAAAAATAGGGAAAGCAGCTGCTATTGCACAAGCCACAGTGTCAGGTGGTCAATCAGTAATTAATGCTTTTAAAACAGCTTCAGATTCACCTTTAAATACTCTTATCCCTGGTTACAATTTTATACAGGCTGGAATAGCAGCAGGTTTTGCTGCAAAAACAATTAAAGATATTGCATCAAGTAAACCACCTAGCGCAGGTGGAGGAGGTGGGGGGTCAGCAGCACCATCAACCCCAGCCCCACAAATGATGTCAGGAGCTTTTGAACTTGGCGGGGGTGTTGCTCCTGAGCCTGTAAAAGCGTTTGTAGTTACCGATGAGATGACCTCGTCACAGAACCAATTAGCAAACATTAGAAGAACAGCTACAATATAACAAATCAAATAAATACTAACTTAATCTATTTAATAATATGCCTTGCCAAGAATGCGAAAACGGAAAAGTAAAATGGGGAAAGACTGGAGAATGCCAGTATGACTCAATAGCTGAATGTGAAGCAGCTAATAAAGACTATTACGAAAAAACTACATCTATAGTAGAACTGGTTATTGATGATGACTCACAAGAACTTGCTATTGATGCAATTAGCCTTGTGTCAGCACCAGCTATAGAACAAGATTTTGTTTACTTTGGAAAAGAAAAAAATAACTTGACTTTTGCTAAAGTAGATGAAGAAAAAAGAATGTTGGTTAGCCCAGCACTTATACCAAACAAACAGATATTTAGATACGACCCAAATACTGATAGTGAATACTACGTTTACTTTAGCCCAGAAACTGTACGTAAGGCTTCTGAATTGTATTTAAAACACAACAATCATCACAAAGCTACATACGAGCATCAAGACAGAGTTTCTGGAGTTCTGACTGTTGAGTCTTGGATAAAAGAAGGTGATATGGACAAATCTAAACTTTACGGATTTGATTTACCAAATGGGACTTGGTTTGTAAAAATGAAAATACAAAATGAAGATTTATGGAATAAAATTAAAAGTGGCGAATTGAAAGGATTATCTATCGAGGGTTACTTCACTGATAAGATGGAAAAGATGTCAGAAAGACAACCTACAGATGAAGAGATTTTAAAAGCTCTTAATGAAATAATTAACAAATCAAATGGATAAGAGTTTATTCTCTTATATTATAAACCTATTAAACAAAAAATTACTATGGACATTAAAGAACAAATTTTAGTAGCACTTGGCTTGAATAAAGCTGAAGATGAAGTTAAATTGGCTTGGCAGTCTAAAAGCGAAGATGGTACAATCTTTGTATCTACAGCAGAAGAGCTTGAAGCTGGTGTAGACATATCAGTTTTGACAGAAGATGGAACGACTATACTTTTGCCACCAGGAACGTATAAAACCGATACAGGTGTATCTTTTAGAGTAGAAACCGAAGGTGTAGTTTCTTCTGTTTTAGAGTCAGAGTCTGAAGAAGATGACACAGCTAAAGAAGAAGAAATGACTGAAGAGTCTGTAGAATTAGCTCCAGAAGATAAAGAAGAAGATGATTATGAAGAAGAAGCTGACGTTGCCGATTGGAAAGGAATGGAGAAGCGTATCAAAAACTTAGAAGATGCGGTATCTGACCTTAAAAGAGAGATTGGAGAAAAAGGTGATGTTGAGGAAATGACAGAAGAAACTGTTGAGCCTTCTACAAATCCAAAGACTATAAAAACAACTGAAGTTAAAGAATTTTCTGCAGAAGAGGAATTAGAAAATTTAAAAGCTGAAAACGAAAAACTAAAAACGGAACTAGCAGAATCACCTGCAGATGCTCCGATAAATACAAATAAATTTAGCTCTGAAAGAGTGGTTTTGTCTAAAAGAGATTACAGCAAACTATCTAAAAGAGAAAGATTCATTTACAACTTAAATAAATAAATAACTTAAAAAAACAAAAAAATGGCGTTTACTACAACATCGAATTTTTCTGGAAAAGCAGCTGGATTCTACATCTCAGCAGCACTGAAGGAAGCAACATCATTAGACTACTTAACTATGATAGAAAATATCAAATTCAAGTCTAATATACAAAGAATGGCAGGATCAGGAGTAGTTGCTGATGCTACTTGTGATTTTACAGATGCAGGTACTTTAGCACTTACAGAAAAGGTTTTAGAGCCTAAAAACTTACAAATCAATTTAGATCTTTGCAAGTCTACATTACTAGACTCTTGGGAAGCATTACAAATGAGAGCAGGAGCAGGTGCTCCACCTCCAGCTTCTTTTGATGACTATGTTATCTCTTATATGGGTGAGATCATAGCACAAGCAACAGAAGAAAGTATCTGGGAAGGAACTGCAGTAGCAGGGAAATTTAACGGATTCTTAGGAGCGGTAACTGGTTACTTATTAAATGGAGTTGATGGAACAGTTGTTCAATCTTCAGCTTCAGCTGCTTATACTGCGGCTAATATTATAGCAAACTTACAGACTTTAACTACTGATATGGCAGCGAACATATCTCCAGTATTAAGAAAAGAGGATCTTCATATTTATATGAATCCAAAAACTTATGCTATGTATGTATCAGCAATATCTACTTTAGGATATGTTAATGCTTATAATATGAACGGAGACTATGAGCCTGTATTCGAAGGATACAAAATTGCGGTTTGCCCAGGTATGGCAGACAATCAGCTAGTAGCTGCAGAAAAGTCAAATATGTTCTTTGGGACTGACTTACTTTCAGATGCAACTAGAATTACTTTAATGGATATGGCTAATTTGGACGGGTCAGACAATATGCGTTTAGTAGCAAGATACTCTGCAGGTGTTCAAACAGGAGTTGGAGCTGACATAGTAAGACAATCATAATAATATAAAGAAGGGGGTGTAAAAGCCCCCAACTTTTAACCCTTAAAAATAAAAAAAAATGGCGTGTACAGCATTAACAAAAGGTAGAGGATTAGATTGCAATAGAATTTCAGGAGGTGTAAAATTCATCTACTTCTCAGTTTATGACGATTTTGCTAGAGCAGATTGGGCATATTCATCAGGCACAGAAGGGGAAATCGATACAATCAACTTTCAGACTTCAACAATATATAGATATACAGTACCAAGAGGATCTACAACAGCAAATGAGACGCTGACGGGATCAACTGAAAACGGGACTCTTTTCTATACACCTACAGTAAATATGGTTATTAATCGCTTAACAAAAGAGGATCAAAACCAAATAAAATTATTAGGACAAACACAAGTAAGAATTTTTGCACAATTAAACGCAACACATTCGGCAACAGGAAATGATGTGATTATATGTTTAGGAATGCACAATGGTATGTCAATGAACGCTGGTACTGCTGATAGTGGAGCAGCATTCGGAGATCGTAATGGATACACTCTGACATTCGATGGTTTAGAAGCACAGCCTTTCGCTATGTTAGAAGATGTAGCAGCAGGAGGTGCTCCTTTCTCAAATTCAGGTATTTCAGGATTAAGTATAGTAACTTCATAATCTAATTTGTAGTTTTCATATATTACTTTGATTAGAGGGCTTTTGCCCTCTTTTCTTTTACAAGCCAAATAAAAAAGCTCTTTTTCTATTATATAATAGGATGATACAAGCAACTACCTTAACTAACTTAACTACTTACCTTCAGACAGAAGATAATCGTATTGATACTTCTGTAGGGTCTGATAAGATAAGACACTTAGTCAAGTTTATTAATGATATGGATAAATCAATACAATACGCTTATTCTACTGTTCATTTAATATATGACAGATACACTAAGTTTGTGTTTGATTATGACGCTACGCCAGATGTTTATACTGGAAAAGTAAATTTTTTACCAGCTGGATATTGGAAATATGAAGTTTATGAAGTTAGCTGGACAGGAGCTGTAGCGATAAGTTCTGGTAACGCACCAGTGACTGAGACTGATGTTTTGCCAGTGGGACCCACACACGGAGTAGTACAAGGAATAGTTACAAAAGGTAAAATGAATGTTACTGAAAAAGATGGAACTCAACAAGTGCAATATACACAAAGGCAAGAACCATCAGGAACAAATTACATATATTACGGAGAATAAAATTAAATAAAATAAAATGGCAATAGAAAACGTACAACAGCTCTTAACAGAGCAACTAGGTAAAAATGGAAGCACAGAAATATTCACTACAGCAGCACAAACTAGCAAAGACTTTTATTGTGTTTACTTTCCTGTTGAAAGTGTAGTAGCTTCAATAACAGTTGCTGATGCAACAGGTGAAGCAGCTTTGCAAACGACTTTAGCAGCAGGGACGACATTATTTATGAACGTGACTGCGATAACACTGACAAGTGGAATTGGAATAGGTTATCACGAGGGACCAACTACATAATAGATGACTCAAAAACTTGGATTATCATTGAGCCTTCCTTCTATTAAAACAGGTGGTGCTAGTGCCTTTAAAAATTTATATTCTTTAAATTTTGATGGGGTTGATGATTATGTAGATTTTGGAGATGAAGATATATTCACACCAAATTATTCGGGTGCTAACAGAGGAATGTCTTGGAGTTTTTGGCTTAAAGCGGCTGATATTACGCAGCAAAGATTACTAAATAAAAGTGGTCTCTTTTATAGTGGTAGCAGTAAATATGAATATTTGATAACAACTAATTTTGCTAATAAAGTAAAAATTAATATTTATGGTGGTGGTTCTGTTAGTATTGATATGAGGTTAATACTAAACACTATTTTAACTGATGATACTTGGTTTCATATAGCTTTTACTTGGAATTTAGGCTCTACTAATGCAGATTTAATAGGATATATAAATGGAGTAAAACATAGTGTAGCAGATGGGAATGCAAGTTGGTCATTAGCTGGTACTTGGTCGCCTGTTCAAAATACACTTAATCCTTTGTATATGGGAAGAGATATAAGCAATTACGGAGAAGCTATTTTAGATGAAGTTGCTATATTTGATGATAATTTATCTACTGCTAAAGTACAATCTATTTACAATAGTGGTACACCAACTGACTTATCTGGCGAACAATATTTGATAGGCTATTGGAGAAATGGAGATACAGCAGGAACATCTGTATTCCCTACTATTCAAGACTACTCATCACAAAGTAACGATGGAACTATGACCAATATGACATCAGGAGATATAATAACAAATACACCATAATTATGATTTATGTAATATATAATGTAGCAGATGTTTCAAGTATAGATTTTTCTTTAGTAGAAGAAACAAGTCAAGATACTTTAAGGCTTTCTATTGATGAAACTAAAACAGTATTAAAATTTAAAGGTAAAACACCTAGTTTTTTAGTAGGTTTACAACAATATAATCATTCAGAGATTTTAGCAATAATGCACACTTCTGAGTGGACTAAAAATATTAATTAGAATATGGCACAAAAATTAGGATTAGCATTAAGTTTACCAACTATCAAAACAGCAGCAGGTTCAGCTTTTGAGAATCTATATTCTTTAGACTTTGATGGGGTGGATGACTATGTAGACTTTGGTAGTAGTGCTTCTTTTACACCAAATAGCTCAGGTGCAAATCGTGGTTTTTCTATCTCTTTATGGGTAAAAACTACTGCAAGTGGACCAACAATTTGCAGTAAACTAAATATTGGTAATTTAGAATACTCTGTAAAAATTGGGGCTGGTGGAAATATTGATGTTATATTTTATGGCAATAACAGTGGTGTAATATTTCAAAGATTAATCTGCGACACAAGCTATGGCGGTTTTATTGCTATTAATGATGGTAATTGGCATCATCTTGCAGTTACCTTTAATTTAGGAAGCACTGCAAGTTCAATTATAATTTACATAGATGGTGTGGAGTTTTCAGATAGTAATGGTGGTGCTAATTATGCTAGTACAGGAACGTGGTCGCCTGTTATAAATACATCTGCTTATTTTGCACTTAACACTCCTAGTAGAGGTTTTAGTGGAAATATAGATGAATTGTCTATTTGGGATGGTTCTCTTAACCAAAGCGGAATTAATGAAATATACAATAGTGGAACACCTACTGATTTGTCAGGAGGACAGTATTTAATAGGCTGGTGGAGAAACGGAGACCCAACAGGAACAGGTGCATTTCCAACAATAGTAAATCAAGAAGGGGCGGTTTTAGATGGAACAATGACTAATATGACTTCTGGCGATATAGTAACAGACGTACCTTAAAAAATAAAATATGAAAGACAATATTATTAATATCAATTTAGAAACAAGTACAGCTCCTTTAATTACAGAAGTACGTGGAAAAGATTATATTGAATACGGGGATGCTAATGGTGAGTGGCGCAACTTATATCCACAGTTTTTAATAGATCTATATTATTCAAGTAGTATATCAGCTGCCATTATAAACTCAACTTCTGAGATGATTGCTGGTGAAGCTCTTATCATAGAGGATGAAGATGACAGAGATTTAGACTCAAGAATTAAGCTACAGAACTTTATGAATAGGGCTAATGGAAACGAAAGCCTACACGAGGTTATAAAGAAACTAGCTTTTGATTTTAAATTACAGGGTGCTTTTGCTCTTAACATCGTTTGGAGTAAAGACCGCACACAAATTGCTGAAATTTATCATATTGATGTTTCTAAGCTAAGATGTGCTAGACCCGATGAATTTGGAAAAACAAGAGGTTACTACATAAGTGCAGACTGGAGTAACACTAGACAGAATAAACCTTATTACGTACCAGCTTTTAATGCTAATGACAGAACTTCAGCGAATCAGATTATGTACTCAGGTCTTTATAGTCCAAATATGAACTCGTATTTTACTCCTGATTACGTGAGTTGTAATAACTGGGCACTTATTGACTCTAGAGTATCTGAGTTCCACCTCAACAATATCTCCAATGGATTCGCAGGATCCTTTATGATTAGCTTTGCTAATGGGGTGCCTACTGCTGAAGAACGTAGACAAATAGAACAAAGTCTTACTGATAAATTCTGCTCAGAATCTAATTCAGGTAAATTTGTACTTACATTTAGTGACGACAAAACAAGAACACCTGAGATAACACCTATTAGTTCAAGTGACCTTGATAAACAGTATTTAGCTTTACAGGAGCTACTTACTAGCAACATTCTTTCTGGGCATAGAGTAACTTCAAAAACTCTTATGGGAATAGATACAGCTAATGGATTTTCAAGTAATACAGATGAGATTATAAATGCAGCAAATTTCTACTTAAATACAGTTATCAAGCCTTTTCAAGACCAATTAGTAAAACAGCTCAGAAAGATATTTCAAATTAATAATATGGATATGCCTGTAAACTTTGTACAGCTTAAACCTATTACAGTACAATTTGATTCTAAGACTATCAGGGAAGTTATGACAACTGATGAAATAAGAGATGAGCTTGGACTTGAACCTTTAGGTGAAGATGACACAGTAGAACAAGATGTAAAACTTAGTAAAGTTGGTATGATTGATGGAGAACCTGTTTTTAGCACAATAGAAGAGGCTCAGGCTCACGCAAAGACAATAGGGTGTGAAGGGTACCACGAGCACGAATACGAAGGCAAAACCGTTTATATGGCTTGTAAAGATCATTCTGAAGCTACTGATCTAAAAAAGTGTGAATGTAGTAAATCAGAAACTGAATTAACTGAGCTTACAAAGTTTATAGAGCAATTCGGTGAAGATGAAGCAGATGAATGGGAGCTAATTGAAGAAGAAATGGTAGATGGAGAGCACAATGACTTTGATTTTGAAGCTGAATTAAACAAACAAGTGGAGGGTAAAACAGAACTTGCTAAGGCAATTACTTCAAGACCAAACGCTAGAAGTACGCAAGACGGAGTAAATAAATCTTATAACGATTATTACAAAGTAAGATATGTTTATGCTACAGATAATTTTTTAACTAATAAATCAGGAACAAGCAGAAGTTTCTGTAGAGATATGGTGGCTGCTAATAAAGTATACAGAAAAGAAGACATAGTAAACGCTAATAGTGTGGAATTGAATCCAGGATTTGGGCACCCTGAATATGCTTATATGGATGATGAACTAGGAACGTATAATTTGTTTTTATACAAAGGGGGACCACAATGTAGGCATTTTTGGTTGCGTAGAATTTACAAGAGTTCTTTAAGAAATGCAAAAAAACCAATAAAAGACGCTGAAGTTATTGGTTATACAAAGGCTGTTAGCGAAGGCTTTACAGCTGAAAGAAATGATAAGCTGGTAGCAATACCACCACAAAGAATGAAAAATAACGGATATTACAACTAATTATGGCATACGTACTCTTTATATCAGAAACAAAACTTAAGGAATCCACAGCGGTAAACCTTAATGTAAGTGTTGACATCTTACTCCCATTTGTGCGTGAAGCACAGAAACTTTATGTTGAAACAGCACTTGGAACTGACCTTACACAACATTTAAAAAATCATATTATAGCAGGAACTTTAACAGGGGCTGACAAGACTCTAGTAGATGATTACATCGGTGATATGTTACCAGGCTATTCATTATACCACGCCTTGCCATATCTTAGGTTTAAAGTAGAAAACGGGAATGTTTATTCTAAAACGTCAGAAACTGGAACAGCATTATCAACTGAAGAAGCACAACATTTACGTGAAGAAATCTTAAATACAGCAAGTTATTATCGTGAAAGAATGATTGACTATATTAGAAATAATACAGCTAGTTTTCCATCTTACAGTACGAATAGTGGGGCGGATGTAAACCCTTCTATTGATAACTATTACGCTGGAATGAATTTAGAAAAACCAAGACAAGGCACTGAGTTAACTCTTAGAAACTTTTTAAATGCTGGAGATTAATGAAGAAATATTATAAAACAAAACCGCAGAACATAACAAAGCTAAAGTCCTATTTGGATAAAAAAACTATTAAAAATGACAGATCTAAAAGACACAATACAAGTAGGACTCGCTAATGGTTCTGCTATCGGTTTTAGTATAACTGATTGTAATGAAATACTAACTTTGGTTTCCTTAGTTTTAGCAATAGGATTTACCATTTATAAATTTATAAAATATGAAAAAAATAATTTGTAACATATTATTCTACATAACAGGAAAAGAAATTTGTTTAAATTGGTGTGACAAAAACTGCAAATTTGATAAGACTATATAAATGCCTAAGAAAAGAAAGCTCAACTCAACTAATCCTAAATACTTAAAAACAGATGAAAAAGCTCCTGAAGTTCGTAGAGAATTTGTTAAAGAAGTTAAAGGTGTTAAAGTGTACAAAGTCTATTACATTTGATTTGGAAAGCAAAATTAATCTTTTACTCATAAGAGATACATTTACAGAAAATTCAACTATAGGTGAACTATTTTTAAATGGTGAAAGAATGTGTGATACTTTAGAGAATCCTTATATAAATAATGAAAGAAATATATCTTGTATCCCTGAAGGTCAATACAAGGTAAGATTAAGAACAGCAAGAGAATCAGCTACTAGAGATTACTTGCACCTTTTAGTACAAGATGTTCCAAACAGAGATTATATATTGTTTCATAGAGGTAATACAGCTAAAGATACAAGCGGCTGCATCCTAGTGGGGCTAGGAAGTCAACAGGACTTTGTGCAGAACTCTACATTGGCTATGGATTTACTTATGAAAGAAATTATAAATTTGGAAGAAACAAAAATTAATTTAATAATCAAAAACCCATAAAAATGAAAAATTACATAATTACTCAATTACTTACTTCTAAAAAAGTATGGTTAGGAATATCATCTATTGTCATTCCTTTAATTGCAACTACTTTAGGCGTAGATGAATCATCAGTGTCAGATATATGGTGGTCACTTATCGCTATGCTCGGTGGACAATCTTTAGCTGATTTTGGAAAGTCCAACAAATAGATTTAGATTGAAGCCACACGAAATTGTGGCACTCAAAAAAATGCGGGAATCCGAGGCTAGAAATGTTCTAGTCATCGGTGACCTGCACGAACCATTCTGCTTGGATGGTTACCTTGATTTTTGCCTAGAGCAATACGAATATTACAACTGCACACAAACTATCTTCATCGGGGACATAATTGACAATCATTATTCTAGTTACCACGAAACTTCAGCAGATGGTATGGGGGGGGCTGATGAGTTAGATCTAGCCACAAAGAAAATATCTAAATGGTATAAAGCCTTTTCTAAAAAGGGCACGAAAGTAATAATCGGAAATCACGATCGTATTATAATGCGTAAGGCACAGACTTCAGCTATTCCCTCTAAATGGATTAAATCATATAAAGAAGTTTTAGGAACACCAAATTGGGATTTTGTAGAAAGATACGAGCAAGATGGTGTACAGTATATACACGGCGAAGGCGGAACAGCTAGAACCAAATGTCGTGCTGATATGATGAATAGCGTACAAGGTCATCTACATACGCAATGCTATACAGAACATTATGTCGGAAAAAACTTTCGTGTCTTTGGAACTCAGGTCGGCTGCGGAATTAATCACAAATCTTATGCTATGGCATACGCTAAGTATGGCAAACGACCTGCAGTTGGTTGTGCTGTAGTACTAAACAATGGAGAAACACCTCTTAATCTTTTAATGCCTTTATAATGAAGCTAAAAGATTCTACAAAACTTTTTTTATTTTATTTTTTTATTATAACAATAGTTTTACTCTTAGCTATTTAAACACCTCTTTTAAGCCTTTTAAGGCACTTTCATATCTTTTTAATAGTTATATATTACACAGTACACAAAGTTGCTGTATCTAGCAATTTATATTATTTGTTAATTAATATGTTTAAAGTTTGGTTTATAACTTTATTTTTTATATCTTTGTTGTGTTAATATAATTAATAACTAAAAACAAACAAAATGAAAACTAACTACACAATGAAAGAAGCTACAAACAAAGAAGAAGCTATTATATCTATATTAGATGTAATAAAAGAAAACCCTTTATGGATAAACAAAATAACAGACTCACTGTTTATTTTAGTAAAAACCATAGAAGATGAACACAAAAGATTCCTTTTAGAAAAATCAGTAGATGAACAAGTAATTGACTTATTTGTAAAGTTAAAAACTGAATATTATAACTTTAAAGACAATACACAATGGAATTACTAGCACAAGATTTTTACTTTGACCCAAACGGAAGATACACAACAGTATCAAAATGGAAAAGTCAACACCTGTCTTTTGATCACGACCTAAAAGAAATACCTTCAGCTATTAGAATCTTTGGAACTAAGATAGAAATTGACAGGGCATTAGATGAGTATATTAATAAAACAGAATTAACTTTAGATGAATGCTATACTTATAAAGTAGAAAAAAAAGGGTCATTTTTTTACAATGAAGAACAAAATAAAATTATTGCCAAAAAGCTCCAGCAATATAAAAAGATGTATAAGGATAAGAAAGGAGCTTTAATTTTAAACATAAACTAATGGAACAAGAATTAATACACAAAGCAATGAACAACATAAACACCTTTCAATGTTGTGAGGGAGAATTATATTTAAGAGGTGAAGATGAATATGGTAAAGACTTTCAAGTCTGCTTTGACGCTTATGACTTTTTAAAATGGATAGATGCAGAACAGGTAGAATATATAAAAGAACAATTAATTAAACACATACAAACAAAATGAAAACAACAGTAGATAAATTTGAATTTGCAAGTTGGTTTGCAGAACATAGACCGAACAACTTTAGCCCGATAGGTAGGTTGGAATTATTTGATATGCTAGAATCTTATGAACAAGATACAGGAGAAGAAATAGAGTTTGACCCTATTGGTTTATGCTGTGAATATAGAGAATATGAAGATATGGAAGAGTTTTGGCAAGATTATGACAAAGCAGATTACCCTGATGAAGAGTCAATTATGGATGCTACATTTTATTGGGCTTTTGAAAACGGAGATTCTTTTATAATACAACAATTTTAAAATAATTTTTGTATTTTTAACCAAATTATTAACATAAATAAATAGATATGAAAACAGAAAAGATTAAAGAAAAGTACAATCATTATGGATTAACACCCGAAGATGTTTTTAAACATCAGCACTACATCATTATCACAAGAAGTGGTATTGATAAAATACAAGCAATAGAAAAAATAGAAATTGACTATGAAGTCATTAAATGCGAGAAAGACTTTTGTGTTGTCAAAGCTCACGCAAAGAAAGACAAATCAGATACATCAAATTATAAAATGGAAGTATCAATTCAAACATTTGGTTCAGCTTTAAAAGGTGGATTCAAAGATGGTAATTGTAATACTTGGTATGTTATGGAAATGGCAGAAAAAAGAGCAATGTCTAGGGCAGTTTTAAAACTAACAGGCTTTTATGAGTTAGGTGTATTCGGTGAAGATGAAGCAGAAGATTTTAAAAAAAGTAATAACTAATAAATAAATAAAGATGAAAAGTTATATTCCTAAAAATAGTATTAATACACCTTTGAAAAAAAACAAAAAGATAGAAAGGTTAAAAAATGAAAATGAAAGAGTTAGACAAAATAATTTACTTTTAAAATTACAAATTATAGAAGCTAAACAAAAAATAAAACAAATTAAAGAATTAATCAATAAAAAATAAAAAAATGAATGTAATCGGAAAACTAACAAAAAAATTAGAATTAGAATCAGGAATAAGTAAAGCAGGAAAAGAATGGAAAAAGCAGTCTATTATTATAGAACAAACAGGAAATGACTATAATAAAGCAGTCGTAATAAGTTTCTTTGGTGATAAGATTAAAAGTCTTAGAGATATACACGAAGGGTCAGATGTTAATGTATCTGTTTATTTATCTTCAAGAGAATTTAAAGGCAAATACTATCATAATATTGACGGATGGTTTATATCTAAGTTAGGTGAAGAAACAGTTTCACCAAATAATGATGATATGCCTTTCTAATGATTGAAAAAGAAAACTTTACAAATTTATGCAACCTTACTACGATAGTTTTAGGGTTGCCAAAAGATTCACTTGCTTTAAAAAGTAGAAAACAGAATCTAATGATAGGAAGATCTATTGCTAGTGTAATAAGTAGAATGGAGCGTTGTACTAAGCACGAGATAATAGCCGAAGTATTAAACAGGGATAGGACTTTAATATATCATTATGAGAAAAAACACAAGCACAATTACGCTACTTGGTTACAATATAGAAAAGCATTTAATAAAGTCTATATTGCATATAAAAACTTTGAAAGCTCTAAAAAAGTATTTATAGATGATGATTTTTTAAAGGCTCATTTATTAAAAAATGGAGTTAAAGAAAGCCCAAAAAGTCAAGTTTTTCTTGAAGTAAAAAGTGGAACAGCAATGTGTGTTTTACAAACTTCTTATTTTGATTTTTCAAATCAATTAGAAAATGTTAAATTAGCCCTCCAAGATTATCACTATGACCTTAAAATTATATGAAACATTTACTAAGTAGTACAGCATTTATAGTATTAAACAAAGAATTAGCAAGGCAAGTAGGATTAAAAGCAGCGGTCTTACTTGCCGACCTAATTTCTAAAGAGGAATATTTTATTGCAAATGGTATGACAGATGGCTGGTTTTTTAACACTGAAGCGAATATACAAGATGACACAACACTTAACCCATACCATCAAAGAAAGTGTCTTAAAACACTTAAAGACAAAGGATTAGTTGAAGTTAAGCGTAAAGGAATACCCGCTAAACAATATTTTAAAATAAATGAGGAACAAGTCCTTCAAATTTTAAACAACTTGTCAGCTAAAAATTTAACAACTATTAATAAGAATAAAGAAATAAAAATAACTAATAAATATTTTAAAAAGCCCCACGTTTTTGATATTAAAAATTATTGTTTAGAAAGAAATAATAATGTAGATTGTGAAGCCTTTTATGATTTTTATGAAAGTAAAGATTGGTTTGTAGGTAAGTCAAAAATGAAGGATTGGAAAGCTGCTATCAGAAATTGGGAGAGAGGTGATAAAAAGAAACCTGACAAGAAAACAATGAGTAAATTAGATTCACAATTAAGTCAATATGAACAAGCTAAAAAATTATTATGAAGCCACTAAAAAAAGAAACACTAGAAGATCTAACAAAAAAAGTTTTAGACTTAGTAGCCTTAACATCTGTAGAAATAGGTCACAGAACTGATGCCAAGACATTAGCTAGTTTAAGTAAAATATTTGCAACAGACTTAATACAAGAAAGAAGGTTTGGAAATATGACTTTTAATCAAATACAAGATGCGTTTAGGCTAGGAGTAAGATTTGGAAAAGATGAGCCTTTTTTAAATATTAGAACATTTTACAAATGGACATACGCACATAAAAAAGTTTTAGATGAAGCTACTTATAAAACAGAAACTTTAAAACAAAAGAATGTGCCTTATTATCAACTCCCTATAAAATTATTAAAATGAAGATACTAACAATGATTTGGTTATTAATTATTACAGCTTGTATATTAGAAGCATATTTTTGCACTAAGTTTGAGGATGAAGAAAACTGAATTATACGACCCAGACAAGTGTAGTTTTTTTAAAATGCAATTTGGATTTGATGCACCACTAAATTATATACCAAATAACAGAAAAGAAATAAGAAATGAAAACAAAAGAAAAAGTAAAATTTTGGCTTAAATTAGATCCTAGTTTAAAGGATTGTGATAATAGACTTTGTGCAAATATTTGGGCTAAAGAAATAACAAAAGAAAAAGGACTAGATTTGTTTAATGTAAATTCAGTAGAATTTTTAAGAATGTATGCAAAAAATGAGCTTACCTCAGCACCTAGTATAAAAAGAGCAAGAGCAAAGTTACAAGAAGAACAACCAGAGTTTAGAGGCAAAAAATACTATTTAAGAAAAGGTAAATATCAAGATAAGTGGCGCAAAGACTTAGGCTATGAAGTCAATAAGTAAACTAAAAAAAGAACTTGATAAATGGTTTAGCCTTTACATAAGGCTAAGAGATTCTCATAATGGTCTAGTACAATGTTTTACTTGCGGTTGTGTCAAACATTATAAAAAAGGAATGCAAAATGGACACTTCCAATCTAGAAGTTTTCTAGCTACTAGATTTAATGAAGAGAATTGTCAACCTCAGTGCGTGGGATGTAATATGTTTAAGCAAGGTGAACAATATAAATTTGCTTTAAATTTAGACGCTAAGTATGGAGATGGAAAAGCTGAAGAGTTACAAATTTTAGCTAAAAAAATAGTTAAGTTTACTAGAGTAGATTATGAAGAAAAAATCAGTTATTACAAAGACCTTGTTGAAAAGTTAAAAAAAGAAAAATTAATTTAGCAACCTTTTCTATTAGATTTGCGTATGCGCAAAACAATTTATGCAAATCAAAAACACCAACAAGCAATTGAAAATTATTTATTAATGTGTGAGGAGTTTGTAAAAGAAACCAGCACAAAAATAAGACACAAAAATTATATTGAAGTTATTAATACAATAAAAGATTATCATAATAATTACGGTTCTGGAGCTAAAGAAAATAATTTTTGGGACTGGCTTATGATAATACCGATTAATGTCTCTGTTGCTACTAATGGTTATTTTGCAGCTTTAGAAACTAAAGGAAACAGAGCAATAATTAGAGCATACAAGGTGGTGTTAGATGAATTATTACAAGAGACAGTAGATAAAATTGATTCAATAAAACCTGATAATGACTGATATATATGCACAAATAGCAAAATTGTCTGATAAGTTTAGAAAGATGGCTTATGGACTTACAACAGATAAAAACAAAATAGATAATGCTGTACAGGAATTAATGCTTTATTTTTTACAGATGAATCAAGAAACACTTCTTTCTATTTACGAAAAAGATGGAATACAAGGCATAACAAAATATGGGGCAGTAGCTCTCAGGAGATCTTTAACAAGTCCGAGATCAAATTTTTATTATAAATATGAAAAGTATTATACACATATTGACAGCTTTATTTATAATTGTACTAAAACTCGTAGTAATATTGATTATGTACCTAATGATTCTAATAGCAAGAATTTATATAATCTTCCGAATGAAAAGGTAGATGATTACCAATTAAGAAAGCTACAAAAAATTGATATTGCTTTACAGGACTTAAATTGGTATGATAAAAAAGTTTTTGAGCTTTATTATTATGAAGGTAACACGCTAGATTCTTTAGCTAAAAAAACAAGTATAAGCCGTAACAGTCTTTTCACTACAATAGACAAAGTAAGAAATATACTTAAAAAAGAATTTGCAGATGAATAGATTTTTCGTTCCTGACAATGTATATAAAGACAGAATAACTATTTGTAAAAGTTGTGTGTATTATTTTAAACCTACAGGAACTTGCAAGGATTGTGGCTGTTTTATGAAAATCAAGGCACGACTTGCACCTATGGAATGCGGACAAAAGAAATGGCAAAAAACAACTGAAATAGAAACACCTGATGACTTACCAAAAGAAATAATAGATGAAATATTAGATATGTGGAAAGACTTAAAAACAGGAAGAGCAAAAGATGTAGCAGCGAAAGCAAGGATGATTGAAACTTATAACACAATTTTTGACACTAAATACAATACACGCACTAATTGCGGTTCTTGTATATCAGCTTGTTTTGATGGTATTAAAAGATTGTATAAAAAATATAGCGAATAAAAAAATATTAAAAAATGACAAAGAAAAAAGAAATACCTTTTTATTATATAGGAAAAAAATATAAGATAGAAGCCAGAAAAGTTGTAGAGGATTTTCAAGGTGATAACTATAATTTAGGGGTGGCGCTTAGTTACTTAATGAGAGCAGGAAAAAAAGATGGCAACCCTATTGAACAAGACATAAGAAAAGCAATAGATCACTTGCACTTTGAACTTGATAGATTGTACAAAGAAAGTAATATTAAAACAGGAGCACTAGCACAATGACTTTATACACTTGTGAATGCTGTAAAGAGTCTAAAGAAATAAGCAAAGCCACAATAATTTACAATGATGGTAAGTGGGTTTGTAAACAAGCTCAATGTAGTTGTGGTAAATATATGACCAGTAAACCTAAAGAAGGTATGCCTAGTTTAAAAAGGACAGAACCCACACTAAGTAAGAAAGGTGATAAGCTATGGGATTCAGCAAAAGAAAAACTTTGTGGTGAAAGAGGTGTAAACGAACCATTTAAATAAATGAATACAAAATTAAGAATACCAGAAGACCCTGAATTAATTGCTAAGCAAGTTGTAGAGTATTACTTTACCTACACAGAAGCAAACAGTCTAAAAGAGATAGAAGAAATATTTAATGTTTCACCTCGAAGGATTAGGAAAATAATTAGCAATGAATTAAAGTCAAGGTTAGACAATAGTTTACTAAGAAGGTGTGCAAGACATTAATAAATAAATAACAAAAAAATCTATTATATATTATGAAACAACAAGTTAAGTTATACAAAATAAAGGGAAATCCTAACAACCCAAGAATTATAAAAAATGATAAGTTTAAGAAGTTAGTTAAGTCTATTAAAGAGTTCCCAGAAATGTTAGAAAAAAGA